GGCGGCATCCTCGAATCTTCGACCCGCCGCCGTATCGCCGAAACCAAAACCGCGCCTGACGGCAAACGCTGGGCGGATGTCAGCCCCGCTACGGCACAAGCCAAAAACGGACGCGGCGGGATTTTGGTGGACCACGGCAACCTCTTGGCAAGCATTACGCACGAGGCATCGGCAAAAAGCGTGATTACCGGCTCGGTAATGGGCTACTCGGTTTATGTGCAGGAAGGCACGAAAACCATGCCTGCCCGCCCGTTTTTGGGCTTGTCGTCGCAAGATTATCAGGACATTGACGATTTAATGTCCGATTGGCTGGAAGGATTGATTGTCTGATATGGCTTTAAAACAGCATGAAAACTTATTGGCGGTCTATCCCGAAATCTTAGGCCGTCTGAAAACCGTCAAAGGCATTAAGGCGGTCAAGGAAATCGGCGAACTTGCCGAGCTGCTCGCCCAAGGCACAGCGAAACGCAAAGCCGCCCCGCTGGACGGCGCGGTCTATGTCGTTTACGGCGGCTCAACCTTTGCCGACGAAGCGAAAAACGGCAAATTCCTCAAATCGACGCTGCACTTTACCTTCGTCCTCGCGCGAAGCTACACCGCCAACGGCAAATCCACGCTGTACGAGGTCGGCGAGACCCTGACGGCAATCCAACAGGCGTTTTCTGGCTGGGACGCGGGCGACGAATATGCCGTTACCCCTTTCCGCCGCATCGCCTCGCCATCCATCGAATACAACGACGGCTTTGCTTTTTACCCCATTTCATTCGCCTGCGACACCGTGCAGGCGGCAAACTAAAGGAGCTGCCACATGGCAAAACAAAACGACCACGGCTTAATCTTTGAGGGCGACGTCAAGGTGCGCAACCTCAATCAAAAAGGCTCGGGCTTTATCGAAATCGGCAACACCACCGCCCTGACCACGCAAACCAGCGTGGAAACCAAAGAGCGCGTATCCAAGCAAAAAGGCACTTACGGCAGCGCACTCGACAGCCTGAAAACCGTCAAGCCCACCGAAATCGGCCTGAAACTCGACACCTTCGACAAAGACAACCTCGCGCTTGCCCTGATGGGCGAAGCCGCCGTCATCGCGGCTACGGCGGATACCGTTACGGGCGAGACCGTAACCATCGGCAAAAAAGGCATGGCGTACAAACTGGCGCACGGCAATATCGACCCGGCTACCGTCAAAGTCAAAAACAAGTCAAGCGTCAATGTTGATGCCAAGCATTTGGATATTAATGCCACCTTGGGCATGATTACCATCCTGCCGGCCGCAGATACCGTCAACGACGGCGAAAACATCACCGTCGACTACAAAACCCGCGATTCCGGCGGCTATAAAGTGTCCGCAGCCACCTTGTCCCGCTTGGATTTGGAAATCTACGTCGACGGCCGCAACCGCGTTACTGGCGAGACCGGCATTCTGCACATCCCCCATGCCGTACTGGCGGCGGACGGCAGTATCGACTGGTTTGGTGACGACTTCAACGAAGCCGAATTTAAAGGCACGGCAGTGTTGGCTTCGGGCGAAACTTCGACCTATTCCTTCACGTCGTACAACAACTAAAGATTCGGTAATAAACAAAGGCCGTCTGAAACTGGCTTCTGCGTGTAGGCGCAGCGGCGGCAGGTTTCAGACGGCCTTTTTTAAACGGGTTTTAAAACAGGATTAAATCATGGCGAATATTCAGGCAGGTTTAGAGATTAAGGCGGGCGTGTCCGGCGTTGAAAATATCGACGCGCTGGCGCAGTCCATCGAGGCAGCGGGCATCGATACGGGCAAGCTGACCACCGAAGCGAAAGAGCTGGGCGCAACGCTGGCCAAAGCACAAGCGCAACAGGCGGCAATTGCAGAATATAAGGCGTTGTCGGCGGAGTTGGACAATACCGCCAAAGAAATGCGCGCGCTGGACGAGCTGACCGCGACGCTGGAGAAATCCATGCGCGGCGGCGGTACGCAGCAACAGCAGGCCGATTTGGCAAAACTTCGCGCCGAATCCGAACGGCTGGCAAAAAGCGAAACCGAGCTGACGGGCAAACTGTATGCCGCCCGCGATGCGATGTCTGTATCGGGCGTGTCCGTCAAAAATCTTGCCGCCGAAGAGGCGCGCCTGTCGTCCGAATCCGCCGCCGCAACGGCGCAGCTCGACCGTCTGACTGCCGAAGCGCAAACCCTAAAAGCCATTGCCGATGCCAAAATCCAGCTCGGCATCGATACCGACGACAAGGCACGGCAGGAAATCCAAAAGACCAAAGATGCTTATGAACTGCTTAAAAACAGCGGCACGCTCTCGCACGAAGAATTAGCCCGGGCGGCGCAGTTGCAAGAAGGCAAGGTGCGCGAACTCGAAGCCAGCCTGAAAGGTGTGAAGCCGTCTATTTCCGAAATTGCCTCTGAAGTTCAAGGTTTGGTCGGTAAGGCAGGCGGCTTGGCGTTTGCCACCCGCGAGGCAATGAAATTTGAAACCGCGATGGCGGGTGTGAAGAAAGTTGCCGATGGCACGGACGAACAATACGCCAAGCTTTCAGATGAGCTGAAAAAGATGGGCGCGGAATTGGGCATTTCCGCCGCCGAAATGGCGGATCTTGCCGCTGCCGGCGGACAGCTCGGCATCCCGATTGAGAAGTTGTCGGAATTTACCGCCATCGCGTCTAAGATGTCGGTTGCCTTTGGCATGACTGCTGAAGAGGCAGGCAATGCCGCCGCGACGATTGCCAACGTGTTCCAGCTCCCGATTGGAGAAGTCGAGAAGCTCGGTGATGCCATCAACGTTTTGGGCAACAATACCGCCGCCCGTGAAAAAGACATTGTTGCGGCGATGGCGCGTATCGGCGGTACGGCCAAGCAGTTCGGACTGGCCGCTGACGAAGCTGCCGCGCTTGCCGACGCCTTTATCGCCTTGGGCAAACCGCCCGAAGTAGCGGCGACCGCCATCAATGCCATGCTGCAAAAACTGCAAACCGCGCAAAGCCAGGGCAAGGGCTTTCAGGCAGCCTTGGAAGGTATCGGTACGTCTGCCGACGAGATGGCAGCCAATATCGCCGCCAATCCGCAGCAGGCTTTAACGGACTTCTTGCACAAACTCGAAGGCTTGGACAAACAAAGCCGCGCCCTAATGCTCTCGCAACTCTTCGGCACGGAATACAGCGACGACATTGCCCTCTTGGTCGGCTCACTGGGCGAATACGAAAAGGCTTTGGGTTTGGTCGCTGACAAGGGACAAGTCGTCGGCGCGATGCAAAAAGAGGTGGCAAACGCCATGTCCACCAGCGAGGCGCAAATCAACAAAGCCAAGCAGGAAATCATCAACGTTGCCATCGAGGTCGGCGAAAAGCTGCTGCCTTTGGTGTCTCTATTGGCGAGTACGGCCGGCAGTGTGGCAAGCGCAATCGGAGCGATTACCGAAGAGTTTCCGGTTTTGACGCAACTTGCCACGCTGTTTGCAGCAGGCGCAGTTGCCGTCAAGGCTTATGAGGCGGCTGTCCGCCTGACTGGTGGTGCGGTATCAGCATCATTTGCGACCCAGCGTGTCGGAATTGAAGCAACCAAAGCATCTATCCTGTCGACCACTGTCGCTGCACGAGAGCTGGGCATCGCGCTCAAATCCGCTGCTGCCGGTAACGGTTTCGGTAATGGCGCGGCTGCTGCGGGAGCATTGGCTCAAAATCTCAAGACGGCGGCATCCAATGCCGGATTACTTTTTGCGGCTTTTGAGGTCGGCCGTGGTGTGGGCGGCTGGCTGCGCGAAAACACGGATTTAGCAAAAATTTTCGGCGATAACCTCGCCCGTATTCCTGCTATTTTGGATAGCCTGTTTACCACCGGCGGTCTCGACAAGTATCACGAGTTTTTCAAAACCGAAGCCCAAATTAAGCGTGAGTTGGAGATAGCGGATAAAAAAGCCCAGGAAGCTGCCGAAAAAGCCGCCGCCGCCAAGAAAAAAGCTGCCGAAGAAGAGGCAGCCACCGTCAAAGCCCTGCAAGCCGAATATCGAGCGTCTGCAACAGAGTTGTCAGCGTTGGAACACAGTATGGCGGCCTTGCGTGCCGACGGTCGTGAAACCAGCGACTTTTACAGCGAGCTGGCAATCAAGCTGGAAAATGTGCGCACCAAAACCGCCGAACTGAAAGCCGAACTTGACAAGAAAAACGTCAAAATCAGCGCAGATACAGGCGAGCTTGCCGCAGCACAAAAAGCCCTTGAGGCTTTGGGTTTGACGGCGGAAGAAGTAACCACCGGCATGAGTAAAAAGGCGGCGGAAGGTATTGCCAATTTTTCGCGTGTTGCCTCTCAGTTTGGTAATGATGCCGAGCAGATGGGCCGGGTGTTTCAAGCCGCGCTCAAGCAGATGGACAGCAAAGAATCAACCGATGCTCTTTTGGCCGAATTGGAAAAGGTAGGCAAGCAATCCGGGCTGACGGCCGAGGAAATTAAGAAAATCGGAGATACGGCAAGGGAATCGACGGACAAGGTTGCCGATGCATTTGCGAAAATCGGCGTGGACAGCAAAGCCGTGATGACGGGCATCAGCAGTGATGCGCGGCAGGCATTTACTGCTTTTCAGACGGCCTCTGCCGAAGCGGCGTCCGCCGGTCAAAAAGATGCCAAGCTGATGCAGGCAGCCTTTGAGGCCATGATGGGCAAACTTAAAAGCAAAGAGGAATTTGCCGAGTTCCAGCACCAGCTCAAAGCCAGCGGCGACGCGGCACTGTTGACGCAGGAGCAGCTTGCCCGTTTGGGCGATGCAGCTTCGGGCGGTGCTGAAAAAGCCAAAGCCGCTTACCAAGGGTTAAACGATACTGCCGTCAAAACAGGCGAAGCCGCGAAAGCCGCGCATGACAAAGGCTCGCAGGCGGCGGAAAACCATGCCCAATCGGTCAGAAAAGTGGCGACAGCCAACAAAGAGGCGGCAGCGGAAGCAGACAATGCAGCCAAAGCGGCGGCAAATGCGTCTAAATCGTTTAGTGATTACGGCTACCGCCTGACGCAAACGGCTGGATTTTATAAGCTCAATAATGAGCAGCTGGATTTGATGAACCGACAGTTTTCCGGGATTAAGTTGGGCATGGAGGCCACTTTCCGAGCTGCACAAATGAAGGACTATACGCAGCAACTGTATAGCGCAAACGCCGCCATGCAACGGCTGAACGAAGCGTCCGCCAAAGGTGCGCTTACTCAAGATATCTTGAACGATGCGGCCAGTGCAGCCTCTCGCGCTGCCGACAAATTGGGAAACACTGAGCTGACCAAATTCCGCAATGCGATATCCGATGCCCAACGCCGGCTGAATGCCCTGCGTCAAGAAGCACATGATGCAACCCGCGCGCTTGAGGCCGAGCTTGCCGAGCTTAATGGCAATACGGAAGCGATTTATTCTTTGCAGCAAGAAAGAAAAATCCGTGAGCTGAAACAAAAACTGGACAATGCCAACCGCCTCAAGCAAACCGATGTTGCGCGCGAATATCAGCGGCAAATCGACTTGCAACAACAGATTTACAACAGGCAGCGCAGCAAGCGCGCCGAATCTGCCACGCAAGAGCAAGTCCGCAACCAAGGTTCGTATGGTAACAGTAATGCCGCCCAGCGGTTGCAACAAATCGGCAATACGCAGGTTAATATCGACCCGGAAAAGCTTAACCAAATTTTGGCGCAGCGAGACCAAGCGGTTGCTGAGAAAGCTGTTAACGGTTTTATGAATAGTTTACAAGCTTCATTAAAGCGCACGACATAATTCAGACGGCCTGCAACCATCTGACTGCAACCATGCCAAGCCCCGATTTTCGGGGCTTTTGTTTTAATAGGGTTTTGAGAAAAATACGCAAAGGCCGTCTGAAATGGCAAATCAAGAATGGACGCTGAAACGGAAAGACAATGGCGTGGCCGTACATCTGCCGCAGGATATGCGCTGGGACGATGAATTTGAATGGAACAAGGTGGCGCAGGCCGCTCCGCAGCGCACCTTGTCGGGCGGATTGGTCATCCAACAAGGCATTAAGGCAAACGGTCGTCCGATTACGCTATCGGGCGATTGGGTGTGGCTTGATTTGAGTATCTTGCGTACGTTGCGCGATTGGACGGACGTACCCGAATTGGAGATGACGCTGACGCACTACGACGGCCGCGAATTTAATGTTATTTGGCGCACCCATAACGCGGCTTTGAACAATGTCGAGCCGGTGCATTACTCAACGCCGGAAATGGATAGCGAACGATACACCGCCCAGCTCTGCCTGATGACGTTTTAAGGTCGTCTGAAAACAGATTTAAACAGGATTTAAAAAGGTTTCAAAAATGGAAAAAACAACGCGTCTGACGCAGCAGGATTTGCAGATTTACCCCAGCCAGCGCATGACCGATACGCCTGATGGCGGTGGTTTGATGGTCGGTCAGCCGCTGACCGGCGAGGATAACGAGATTTTCCCGCCCGTCTCAGACGTTGACCGTACGATGGGCAGCCTGGACGCGCGTCTGCTGTACCCTGCCGTCCTGCGTAACGACTCCGAGCCGCTTTACGGTGGGCATTTTGTCATTACCGAGCCGCCGACCTCTGAAAACGTGTCTTTTTTGGCGTTTAAGGCGCGCAACTACGGCGAGAGCCGCGCGGATATTATGCCGCGTATTGAAGCGTATTCTGTGCCGACTGTCGAAAGTCGCATGACGTTATTGGGTCGCCATTTGGCAGGCGTGCGCCTCGTGCAGGCGTATCAGCGCGTAGAGGCTCCTTTGCCGAAGGTCGGCGAGCGTTATTGCCTGCAATATGAGGAAAAAACCAAAGATGTGACGCGCCGTATCACGGAGTATTTCCGCATTATCAACATCGAAGATGAAGTGCGAGTTTTTGAGATCCCAAAATCAAACGGTGAGGTCGAGGAAGTGCCGCGCCGTGTAGTCAAAATGGAAATCAGCAATCCGTTAACCCGAGATTTTGATGGTGTCGATTATCCGGTTAAGGGGTATGCCGCGCCTAAAGTTAAGATTTTGGAAACCCAAGTGGCAGATTCTGCGGCTTATTATGGCGTGAAACCTGTATCAGACGGCCTTTCGGCAGGAGATGCCACGCTGACGGTGTCTAGCATTTACGAAAAGCTTGTACCGACCTCGACAGTCGAGACACCTTATGCGGATGAATACCCGGTTCCCGGCGAAGCATGGGTCGCCGCTGCGCCGGAAAAGCAGCTTTTTTCCGGCCGTGTCAGCAATGGGACGTTGATATTTCCATGTTCGCTGCTACCGGGTAGCGTGAAAATAGGGAATTATCAAGACAACGCTTTGGGGCAACTAAAAAGCGGCGACAATTTAATCAGTGTCGATTATGCGCAAGGTCGTCTGACCGGCCTGCCTGATGGCTATCATACGGTAACGGCAATTCCTGCCGCTAATTCATCTGCTGCGAGATATGCCTTTGCTGTGGAAATTAAAGAAACCAATCACGGTACATCATTTGCGCCGCTCCTGAAGCCGACTCCCGTGTTGGGCAGTCTGAAAGTGTCGTTTATGGCTTTGGGCGTTTGGTATCTGCTCTCAGATTCGGGCGACGGTATATTGCGTGATGAGGCAGGGAAAGCTGTCGGCACAGTATCATCGGCGACGGGGTCGGTTGTGCTCAATTTACCTGTTCTGCCCGATATCGGTAGCCGTCTAGTGTTCCAGTGGGGCGGCATTTCCGGATTCGCCTCGTTCGATGGCGGGAAAACAGGGGTAGTGGCAACGCCGAAGCCGTCAGAGAGTAAATGTACTTATGATTTGGGACACCCTATTAAGCCGGGTACGCTTGTTTTAACGTGGACCGACAATGGTGTAAAAACTGCCCGAGATGATGGTAACGGAAATCTGACGGGTGATATCCAAGGAGCAGTGGATTATCTCAACGGAGTTATAACGACCGTTCGTTACATCAACAGCAATGCGGTTGATTACACCTGCGAGGAGGCGCTAAAAATAAGCGCAAGCGTGGTCGGCGGCGCGGGATATGGTATGACGCTGGGAGATAAGGGTACACACTTTGAGCTTATGTTTAAGGATTCCTTGCCAAATCAAGCTACTTTTAGTCTTAAGCTGGAGGGGAGCGTCTCCGAAAAAAACGAATATACAGTTCCGAATTGGTATGGCGCGGCGTTTAGAGAAACATTTTAATGGTGGGATTTAATGGCTATTTATTTGGGTAAAGTAGTTAAATCGGGTACGGGCCGCATCAGTTTGTTTGCATTCAACGGTGGCTGGCGGGTAGGTAAAAACGCCGTACAGGGCATTCGCTGGGATGGCGGAAAGCTCATTATTCCGAAATCGGTATTAAGGGTTGAGGCGTTGGCATGGGCTGTTGAGACTCATTCGACGTTAGAGGCTACTTGGTTTGCACAAAGAAAAAATGTGTCCGCTCAAAAGACCGTTGATATGTCTTTTGGAAAGTGGGATGTGGAGTTTCTGTCTGCCGATTCCTCTCATGCTAAAGCCCGGAGTGGACGTTTGGCGGGTGGGTTGTCATTTAATGTTTTAATTGACTTTGACCAGGGCAGCGCCTGTGTCTTTAACTCATGGTCTTTCTCGGACGGCGAGACTGAAATTGTTGAATACGGTGGTACGCTCTATAAAAACTGGAGCGAGACTAAAGGCAGTGGAGAAAATATCGGTACGTTATATATCAACGGTAATGTTTCGATTCGAGATCCGGCCATTAAATTCCAAAGCCTTAAGGTAACAGGTGGTGTCGTCCGGTTGCCCCAAGTCAAGACATTCAGTTATGCAGGCCGCACACCTGCCGCGCCGGTCAAGCCTGAAAGCTTTACCGTTTACGCGGGCAACGGCGAAATTGTCGGCAGAAGCAACGCAGCAGGCGAAATTACTGGCGGCATTACAGGCAAAATCGACTACGAGACAGGCTTCTACGAAATCAAGCGCAATGAGGGTTTTTACCCTGAAGATTTACGCTACAACGCTGTGACCCAAGACAACCTGCCTTTGGATTCATCAATTATCGGCATTGATGCCGTGCGCCTGCCTGCCGATGGACGCGTCCCTGTGTTCCGCAAGGGCGATATGATCGTGATTTCAAACCGTCTCAAGCAGGATTTGGGCAGCGCGTTTACCGCCGCTCAAAAAATCACGCTCAACCGTCAAAATATCGACCGCCTCTGCTTGGTCGACAGCAAGGGCAAGCACGTCCTCGCCGAGAAATACACGGCAGACCTCAAAGCGGGCAGTATTACCTTTGCCGAGCCGTTGGACTTGTCGCAATATACCCTGCCGCTGACTGCCATTTGCGCTTGGGAGGAGGAAAACCGTGTGACCGGCGTCGATATTTCAGGCCGTCTGAAACTCCAGTTTGCGATTGGGCGCAACTATCCGAAGGAGCATACATTTGTGTCTTCCGCCCTGATCGGCGGCGATTTGCTGGTGCGCGCTACCGAGCCGTTTTCGCAACAGGCATGGGATAATGTGTGGAGTGACGCGCAACGCGGGGAGCCTATTTTGGCGCGTACCAATGTCAAAGACTACCCGATTAAGTTGGCCAGCAACGGCGCGATAACCGAGCGTTGGCTGATTAAATTCATTACTGCAACCCAATTCGAGCTTTACGGCGAGCGGCTGGGCTTGGTCGCAAAAAGCGATACCTTGACCGATCTTGCGCCGACCAATCCGGCAACCGGCAAGCCTTATTTCACGCTCAAGGCGGCCGCATTCGGCGGCGGCTGGTCGGTGCAGAACTGTATCCGCTTCAATACCTACGGCACGCCGTTGCCTGTTTGGATTTTGCGCAGTGTCCAGCCTTCGCCGGACAAGCAAAACGGCCGCGATGGTTTTACCGCGTGTTTGCGCGGTAATACGGTAGCCGAATAAAAGATAAGGCCGTCTGAATAGCACTTTCAGACGGCCTTTATACCGTTTGTTTCTTTTTTTATGCCGTTTGTTTTAGAATGCATTATTTAAAATAAATATGGAGAATGAAATGGAAAACTATTACAAACTTCTTGGGATTATGTCATCTGCAACGGAAGAAGAGATTAAACGGGCTTTGAGGCGTGCTGCGGAGCGACAGGAGCTGGAATTGGATGAGATAAGATGGTGTCGCGAGTATTTGCTGAATCCGGCGGCAAAGGCGGAATACGATAAAATCCTCCATGCCGAAAATCCCGATCTTGCCAAAGAAGAAAGCGAAAAAG